AAAGGAGTTACTGTAAGAATTACTCTTCCAAACTTCATAGGAACAAGATCATTTACAATACATATTACTCCATTGCAGTCTATTAAACTGCCTATAGTAATAGTTTGACTTTGTTCTGAGTCATGGTAAGTGACTTTCTTTTCTCCGTACTCATAGGAGTGTGCGACATCAGGAGAGCCAACAGCTTCCACTTTGTCTGATTCTGTGCGGGGTTCTATAATATATAACATAATTTTTAGTCTAGTTCTGGTACTTCCACTCCCAGGATTTCTCTTGCAAATTGAATCACATCTTGGATAAACTTATGTACTTCGTCCTTCTTACCCTTAGATAAGGATAAGGGAGTTTTAATAAACTGTCCTTGGAACATTATCTCTTCATAGAAGTACTTGTCCTTAAGGAATGTTACTACGTCTTCTTTGGTGTATACTTCGCCTGTAAGCGATTCAAAGCCTGCTTTTACTATAGGTACTAGGGTACTGTAAAAATAAGCCAACTGAGGGTTTGTTTTCTTAGAATCTAATCTAGTAATACAAACTTCTACATCTACTGAAGGATCTTGTTTCATAAGTTCTTTAAAGTATGATTGCATTAACTCTTTATCTCCCTTAAGATAAACGTTACCATCTATATTAAGGGAGAGAGTTGCAGGTATGTAAACTCTATTTATCATTAGTTCTCTTTTCTATTTCTTCCAAAAGCAAAAATGCTAACTCTTCGTCTTCTTCTATCTGGCTACTTACGTTTCTCTTCTGCAAATATCCGTCTAAAATTTTAATAAAGTAAGCATTTTTTGCTTTTGCTTCGTTAATTGCTTTTCGTAAATCGTCATTGACAAACTCACGGATAAACTGATACTGTGTGTTAACTGCTCTAGCAAGGAGGTAAGTTCTTCTTACTTCTTTTATCTGTTCATCTGTCATTACTCTGCTGCGTAACCAAAGAATACATAATTTCCATCACACTCGTCCTTGCTCTTTTTGTATTCAATCTTAGCAACTTGAGTGTTACCCTCAACTAAATGCTTAGTAATGTTTACTGTAGTATTTATTTTAGTACGTTCTGTATAGTCTCTAGCCATCTTAATTGCTTCTCCTTGTAAGATATGACTGGCTACCAATCTTTTGTGTGTTCTAACCTCATACCTAGTTTCCCAAACTCGCTTACCTACCTGTGGATTTAACTCTACTTGAGTTTTAATCTTGTTAGAGTTCCCTTTAGGTTCTTTAACACAAATTGCCCAGCAGTCTCTCTTTCCGAGATAGTCGTAAGCATCTTCTATAAATTGATTTAAATCTTTACCTGATGCTTTGTATTTGTTAGTTGCATCTGTAAAGGCATGAGTTGTGCTTATAGTTCCGTTGTACGGATCAATTCCACACTCATCAATAGCTTCTTCTACTAATAAATCGTACCCTTCTTTCATAGAAGGGGCTGTTATTCTGTTGTAAAATGTTGTTGCTCCCATGATTTTAATTTTAGTTTAGTTTATTTTTTCCAATACGGTGCAATACAGGGATCTGCTTTAAGAGGTACTCTCTTACAAAACTTAGCGCCTGCATCTACCATTGCTTTTTCTAATTGTGCAGCAGTCTGTTGCGCAATTTCCTCAGGTGTCTCTACCAATATCTCGTCATGTATTATATTGACTATCAATACTTTAAACAATAAGTTATTTGGTACTAGATATTTAGTCCAGAAGTATACACAAGCTAACTTGGTAATTTCTGCACTTTCTCCTTGGATAGGATAGTTCAATGACATACGTTCAATGTCTCCACGCTTTCTAAAGAATTGGCTTACCTTTTCTTTCATCTCTCTAGCTGTAGGTGTATTTGAATTTTTCATTTGCTTATACCTATCCCAGAAGTCTTTGTTCATCTCGTTTTTAAGTTTAGAAAACTCATCGTAGTAATCTACGTAAGACTTCTTACCTGTTACGGGTGAGATGAGAACGTAGCCATTCTCTACGCCAAACTTCTTTGCTTCGTCAAAATAAGACTTAAGTCCTGGAAAAGCTTTAAAGTAAGAATCGTAGATATGCTGACCTTGTTCTACACTAAGACCTAGTTGATCTGCAATACCGATACCTGAGCCACCATAGTTAATAGCAAAGCCTGCTACCTTAGCTGATTGTCTTTTGTCTTTATGTTTCTTTTTAATGTCGTTTAAGTCCATACCGTCCAATTCATTGTACATCTTAGATGCAACGAATGAGTGCATGTCTCCTAAATCTTTGTCGTAGAATTCTAAAAGGTTTTTATCTAGACACTTGTTAACTAATACAATTTGTTCTTGACCTGTATAGTCACAACCTACTAGAGTGTTTCCTTTTGCTGCTACAAAGCATGACCTTGTTTCTTGGTCTGAGGGAATGTTTTGAAAGTTAAAGTTCTTTACGTCTCCTGATTTACCACCACTAGATAAGCGTCCTGTGTTCATCAACTGCTTAAACTGTGTGTGGATTCTTCCGCTTACTGGATTGATTTGGTCTATCCAGTTCTGTCCGTAAGTACCTATGTCCTTTTGAGCTCCCTTAAACTTCAAATAAAGATCAATAATTGGATACTTTGAGCTGTATTTTACCAGATGGTTAGCTTCAATTGTATCTTTAGTCTTTCCTTTCTCTACTACTTTGGTGTTTACACCTAATGTCTGAAAGAATTCTACCACCTGTGAAGGTGAGTTCCAATTCACATTAACCTTAGTAGAAAAAGAGAAGAGGTCGAGTTGAGAGTCAATAAACTTTTCCATCTTATTGTCTAAGATGAATTGGTTTAACTGTGCTTCTGCTTCATCAGCTATCTTTTGTACTTTGTTTATTTTAGCTGTCCATTGCTCTACATCTAGTTTCATTCCTGAATACTCAATGTAAGCTAAGACTAATACAAACTTATTGTCCAAATCAATGGACACTGATGTACCATCTGCTAGCTGTAAGAATTCTTGTTTGTCCTTTAATTCGTGTAGATACTTTACGTCATACGCAGAGTACTTTACGAAACCTTCAGTAAGTCTACCTGTAATATTTAAACGCTCTTCCTTGCTTAGTACGATTCCACAATGACGTAGTACACAAGCAGCAAGCGAACATCTATGGCTTTCTATACCTAGGCGAGATGTTTTTTCTCCTAAGAAGGTATCGTATACCTTTGTTGGAACTACCCTATAATGATAAAGGAATCTTAGGTCAAACTTTAAGTTATGACCAATAAGACCCTTAGTCTCTAATAACTCTTTGTATTCGTTGATGTCAATCGTAGTTAAGTCTATTACGTATTGAACATCGTTATCTCCTAACTGAAGAGTATATAGTTTACAAGTGTAAGGATCAAAACCTGAGGTCTCTGTATCCAAACCTATCCACTCTAACTTGTTTAAGTATTTGAGAGATTCTTGTACTGTAGTAAGGGTAATGTCGGGTAAGGAGATATCTTGTTTGGTAACTAGATATATCATTTTAAAATTGGTTCTACTATCTTGTTGTACTGATGTAATGCTTCTCTAAGCTTCTGATACTTCTGATCTTGTGAATAGTTGCCTTGTTCGATATCTGTAAGGCAGGTTCTATATACATCATAGATAAGTTTTCTATCATGATTGCTTAGCTTAAGAATCTTGTTTGATAGTTGTAACATGTCTTCTGTGGTATCTTCTCCCCATATCTTGTTTAGGGACTTACCCAAGTTCCATACGTGATGAGGGGTATAAAGATTACACTTAGGACAAGCTGGTAATAAGTTAGTCAAGTGATAACGAGTAGATACTTTAGTACGTCCTACAAAGTGGGCACACTGTAAGCCTTTAGGATCAAGGGTAATCTCACAAGCATGACACTTATTAATATGTGCACCTCTTACTAACCAAGAAGTTATTTGGTCTAACTTAGTTTGAGTAATGGTTTCTTGTTTGATTTTACGTTTAATCTCTTTGCGTACTTTCTGTTTAGCTTTCTTTTCTTTTACTACACATCCTGCACAAAGTCTTTTAGTCTTGTTGGCGATAGCTTTTACTTTACCGCACTCAGAACATGGCTTCTGCAAATCTTTTTCCTCGGGATTTCCTTTTACAGGAACTTTCTTTATTGTTCTCTTTAACATACTTTACAAATATAAACAAAAGAAAAGGGGATCTGTTGACCCCCTAATCTTTTTTGGCATGCAAGAGAATTACAAAGTTAACCTAGCCTCGTGTATAGGAGTGTAAGTTTCAGAAATTAATTCTAAACCTCTGTTGTTGATGTTGTAAGCTGTACCGTGGATTAAAGACTCACGTTTATGCTCAATGCTCTTATGTCCCATCATATAGTTAGTGAAACGAGTAGTAGCATTAAACAAAGCATACGCTGTGTTACCATGAGTGTTATACTCTGTAGCAATAGCTTGTCTAAAATCTAAGATACGATTTTTAGTACGTCCAGCTTCTCCATCACCTCCGATGATTCCTAAGATAAACTCGTCTGTAACTACTTCGGGAATGTTTACTTTGCTTAACTCAATCAGCTTCTCAACGAATTGCTCTTCTTGATAGAGAGAGTTTTGTAACTGAGAGATGATAATTGCTAAGCGACCATGAGAGTTTTTAGTGTGTCTTACCCTCTGAGAGTCTCTTAGAGCCATGTAAAAGGTATTAGCACATACAACAGTCACATTAGTCGCTCCAAAGCCAATAGGAGCACTCCCATCGTGTGATGTAAGAGCTGTAAGGAATCGCTTATTATCAGATCCACCGATAGTAACATCAGTTAGAGGGAATTGATAGTATACTTTTTGGCCGTCTCCTAAGAAACCTCCTCTTTCTCCTGAGATATTAACCCTAGCAGCAGCTTCTAAAAGCATGTCTAAGATTTCTTCGTTTTGTGTAGGAACATATTTTGCTCCTACAATACCTAAACACTTGTTGTTATCTCCTCTAAAGATACCATAAGCAGGAGTAGGTTCTCCATTAGGACCTACTAGTCCACGTTTTTCTACTGTCCAGTTAGTCCTGGAGTTTTCTAATAATTGTTGTTTATTCATAAGGCTGGTCTTTTAAATGTTTCAATAAAGTTTCTTAGTTCTTCTAATTCTTTAATTCTACCTTGTACTTCACAATACTCGTACTCGGTGCTTTGTTCCATTAGTTTTGTTTGTTTTACTCTTTCTGTAAAGTGTTCTATTAACTTAGATTTAAATTCTAAGTGGCTTAGTGTTTCAAAATCTTGCCAATTCATGTTTTTTATTTTAAGTTTTGTAGCCAATCAATCTGTTCTCCGTTGTTGGCCATTAGTATTTCGTTTATTCTTTTAAAGTGGTCACAATTCCACTTACCTCCACCGTATAAAGCGGCTGCAGGATGTGGTGCAACTAAAATGTGATGAAAGTTATCATCAATTAAAGGAGCAAACTTTAAAGCATCTTTACCCCAGAAACAAAAGATAAGTCCTGAAGTATTATCGTTTAAAGTTTTGAATACAGCCTCTGTAAACTGATGCCAGTGAGCTAGGTGAGAACCTGACTTACCTTCTTCAATAGTTAAAGCTGCGTTAATTAAAAGAACTCCTTGCTTAGTCCATGCTTCTAGGTCCATGTCAATAGGAAATGTAAGTTCGTCTGGATAAATGTCTTCTTTAATCTTGTTATACATAACCCTTAAAGAAGGAGGAACTTGATCTCTATTTCTAGGACTAAAAGCTAAGCCATGTGCTGTGGGTTCTCCTTTGTATCTACCTGGATACGGATCCATACCTAAAATAACCACCCTAACTTTCTGAAAAGGGGTTAAATTAAAAGCCTTGAAGACTTCATCTTTATATGGAAGAATAGACTTAGTCTTTCTCTCATTTGCAATGAAACCTCCAAGGCTTTTAAAATATGGACTTTCTAATGTATCTCTTAAGTGTAGGTACCAATCATCAGGAATTGCTACTATTTTTTGCATTTTTGTTTCTAAGTAATCTTCTTTGTCTAGGATTCAACATTTGTATTACGATGTTAGGATTAAGCTTAGTAGTCATAATCCCTGGATTTGCTTGCTCAATTCTATTAAGCACTTGGTTATACCTTGTTTTATAACTTGCAATAGTATCATAGAAATCGCAGTGCTGTCTAATAGAATGTATGATTGTAGAATGATCTTTGTTCAAGAGTTCTCCTACTTTCATATAAGTATAATGGAATTGTATTAACAAGGTAGCAGCAAACTGAAACCTAGCTTCTACAAACTCTCTCTTACGACTATATAAAATAAAGTCCGCAATACTTACTTTGTGCACATCACATACAATTTGCATAACCTGTGTCTCAAAGTCGTTAAAACAACTTAGATTTATTTTAATTTGTTTAGCCTTTTCTTCTGCAAGTCTTTTTCTTTCTTTGTAGACCTCAGGATCTATTTCTCCAATCTTTCTTTCGTAATACCGTTTGTTTTCGGTTTTCTTTGAAACTAGCTTTAGTAGACCTGCTCTTTCAAGTTGTCCTACTTCTAGTTTATTGAATACAATTTCTAAAGCTTCGTCTACAATATCTTTAATTCTTGGCATAGTTTGATTAATTTTTCTTTTCCGTGTTCTTTATAAATGTCACTAATGTCCTTTCCTAGACTTGCATGATGGTATAATACAGGTATGTCGTACATCTCTGATATTTTCTTTGCACCTTCTATACCTGCTCTATCTGCATCAAACCACACATATATCTTATCGAATCTTGCTCTAAGTAATTCGTAAGCATTTTCCGATATGGGCGTAGTTTCGCTTCTTACTGCAACTGCGTTAACCCCAATAGAGTGTAAGGTCATAACATCTTTAGTACCTTTAGTAATGACTAATGTAGTTCCCTTATGAGGGAGTTGGGTGTATCCTTCTAGCATACCTCCAAAGAAGTTAGTTCTAAACTTTACTCTCTTTTCTGCAAAGGGACGGTATAGTTTAAACTTATCTTTTTCTTTATAACGATAGCAAGGATCAAAGTCATTATTTATGTACCAGATGTTTTCAGCTATCCAAGCTTTCTCTACTCGTCTTATGTCAAAAAACTTAAGGATACTTGGTGTTACTCCAAATTGAGCCCAATATTCAAAGTCTTTTTGTGTAAAACGGGTAAGTTTAACTTTGATAGATGCTGGCTTTACTTCTGCGGGTTTAACTGTTTTAAGACTATCGACTTCTATTTTAAGACCTAACCTATCTTCTAGGCTAAAGTTCTTAAGTTGGAAGTCAGACTCAATCTTATAGAGGATATCTGGATACTCGTAACCAGTTCTCATCTGAGCTATGTCTATACAGTTGTAGTGAATCTTTTCAGTAGCGTAATCTATAAAATAAAGATTACCTCCCTGACTCCACTTAAAGAAGCATGTTGCATGTTTGTCTGATCTGAAAGGATTCTTGTACTTGTTTCTAAAGTTAATTTTTTCTCCGAAGTAAAACTCCATGAGTGTTTCTTGACCTATTAACTTGTAAAGAGTTTGTACGTTAGGTCTTATTTCTATACTTGTCAGATCCATAAGGAAGGTTTTTAAAAGAAAAAGGGGCTACAAATGTAACCCCTTTTCTTAAAAATGAAACAGTTAGTTTAAATTAAAACAAGCTATCTACGTCATCACTAACAGGAGCAGTAGCTACTTCGCTCTTTTCCCATGACATCATATCACTAGAGAAAGGGCTTTCTACTTCGTTAGCAGCAGGTGCATTGTTCTCGGTGTATTCTTTGAAATCAAAGTTTCCATAGTAACTCTTGAAGCCGTACTCACCAGTAACTTGCTTAGCTACATAGTCAGTAATCTTACTGTTTACGTTTACAAATACTTTAGTACATACGTCTTGGTACTTATCGTCTTTGATTCCCAACAACACCTTAACGCCCATGTTGGCTTTGTTAAAGTGTGCAAAGAAATCTACCAACTCGTTACCTTTACCTTTTGCAATAGAACTCCAAGAGTCCAATACAAATGGCTTCTCTTTAGGAGAGATATTACCGTAAGCCTTCAATAAAGAATATACAGTTTCTTCTCCACCTTTAGCTTCACGAACACTCTTAAGGTCCATTCTACGAGAAGGATCTAAGCCTGCTTGTGCTTCACTTAAAGCAGCTAAGTTTTCAGCCCAAGAAGTACGAGTAAAGTTATCAATAAACTGTTTCTTACCTGCTTGAGAGGTACGAGTGTCATTGTTTACCCATAAAGAAAACTTACCACTCAATTCTGTTTTAAAGTCAGGATGGTTTACATACCAGAAGTCCAAACGCATTCCGTTTTCTCCTTCATAGTTGGGCTCTTTTACTTTGTCTTCGTCAATCCCTAGTAAAGCAGCAAGTGTTTTAGTGTTAGGGTTAACAGCTACAATTTGAATTGGAGCAAATCCTGTGTACATCTTTTTGCCTGATGAAGGCTCTCTGGTTTCTAATTCGTCAAATTTCATAATAATAATTTTTTTGTTTTTTGTTTTGTTTTATTTTTACTTTAATACTTCTTCTGCGTAGTAAGAGTCGATAGACTCACACACTGATTTAAGGTCATTAGGGATTAAGGTTTCTGAGAACATACCCATTGGGCTCTTAGCAGGGTAGTTGCGGAAACGGTTAGTCACAAAATGATAAGTTGCATTCTCGTCTTTGTCTTCACCTACGTGAGTGTAAAGACAGATTGTAAACAATCCTTCGAGAACAATTTGGTTATCCAACGCTTTACCGATAGTCTTAATCTTCTGACCTACGATATGTCCATCATCCTCGATTGTTTCGCTGTGAGTGATGTAGAATACTTTAAGGTCATTACGAAGCTTACGAGCAGTAGTAAGCATGTTGGTTACATCCTTAGCTAAGTTAACAAACTTACCAAAACCTACTTCGTTAGCTTTCTTCATCATAAGGAATGACATAGAGTAGATAGCATCATCCATTACGATGTTCTTAATGTGTGCTGCTTTCTCGCTAATCTGTTGCAACAAAGTTGTAATTTGGTTGATGTCGTCTACCTCCATGTAATTTTTAGATTCTAGGTTGTAGAGTTTCTCAGCTCCTTTGAAAGGCAATTCTTTCCGTGCTACATTGATAATAAAGGTTTCTTTTGGGTCTAAAGTCCTGATAGAGGTAGATTTACCTGTACCTGAAGGACCTACAATTGCGATTAGTTTTGATGACATATTGTTTAATTTATTTTATTTTCTTCTATGCTGTCTACGATATCACCTGGTGTATCCCAACCAAAGTTGGCTACAAAGTGTACTGCTGCTTGGAAACAATTAATAATACTCTTTTCAGGGTTCTCTAAGAGTTCTTCTCTCATAGCTTCGTTATTAAACAGTTCTTCTGATACCCATAGAATGTATTCATTTTCTTGTTCTGTTGTCCAGGTATGCTTTTCATACCATCCGTCTTCTTGGAAGTCTATAGTGGAGTAATCTACATTGATCATCTCACACATCTTCCGTACTAGTTGTACTAAATAAGGGTTCTTTTCTTCTTCGATCATTTTATTGTCTTGTTTTTCTTAAAAAATTCTCATAATGACTAGCTGTAGGGCTATTCATCTCTTGGGGTCTAGGTAATTCTTCAAACTCTCCGTTAGCTCCATTAAAGTATAGACCGATGCTTGAGTTTTCTAAGCCAAAGTATCTATCTTTTAGGAATTTAAGGGACCTGTAATGGTTACCTAGTAATGATACATCATAGCCATTATGTGTAGCTATGTTGTATCTAGCAGGACTAAACAAACCTATTACTACTTCGTAGTCTTGGTGTACACCCTTATTGATATGAAGCTCCTCCATTGAGGGTTCTAGCTTCTCTTCCATAAGTTGACCTTTGTAAGTGTAAGTTTGTTTTTCTGAAGCTGGTGTTTGTTGGTGGACTATTACATTGACCATCTTAAAACGCTTAGAGAATATGTCAAGGACATAATCCTTAATCATAAAGTCAAATGTTTGATAAGATGATAACTTCATCTTGGTGTCAGGAGCTAGCTCATTAGATAAAAGACTGATATGGTCTAACACAAAAAACACCCATAGATCGTCTGACTTATAAGTATAGCCTGTTATTATACGCTTACCTTCTTCTATCTCTTTGTAGGTGTATTCTCCTATCTCAGGATTCTCAAAGAATGCTTTTACGTATTTAGCCATACCTGTGGGATTTCTGATGTAGTCAACTACCTCTACTGACTTCTCTAATGTGTTGATGAACTTCTCTCCTTGCTTTACTTTTTCTAATAACTCACTACTTAAAGTATAGTTACCTACTGATTTCAGTTGAGATACACTGATTGTAATCCGGTGTTTCTCATACATATACATAGATAGGAACGAAAGCCAAAAGTCTGTAGCACTTTCCTCTAGGGCAAAGTAGAAGATTTTAGGAACTATGTTTGTGTTCTGTGTCTTCTTCATGATGTTAAGGATAGTCATGTATTTAGCAAACTTTGACTTACCTACACCTGAAGCAGCAGTTAAACAAGTAATAGAACCTTTAGTAAATCCTCCATAGTGTTCTGCTAAACGAGGAAATGGAGGAGGTATAGCTGTTAAGCCACCTGTCTCTTTGATAATCTTGTTACCCTCAATCTGACTTATTAACTTCTCAAAGTTCATAATTAGAGGATTTGGTGACTATTGTAAGCAGGTCCACTACCATTCTTGAGTTCTTCACACCACTTAGCTAAGTCGCTTTGGTCTACTCCATCTACCTTCTTGAAGATAAAGTAACCACACTCTCTGATAAATCTAATACTTCCTTGCTGTTTAAGAGTACTAATGTATAGATCAGTAGCTTGTGAGATTTCTTCAAGAGTATAATCATACTCAGAGAGAAACTTAATAAGACGCTTAACTACGCTGGACTTATCAGTTGTTTTACCTGATACTCCTAGATTCTTAGCACTAAACTTAGAGATAAAATCAGCCAACCATGTAGGAGGTATACTTAAGTCTCTATTAGGAGCAGTGTTTATGTGTGTAGTCTTTAACTTTTCAAGAGCAGATAACTCACCAACAGATTCAGTTATATCAAGATCTTGTAGTGCTTTAGGAGTCCAACTATAAGTTGTTCCGTTAAACAGAAGTTTCTCTTCGTAAATCCATTTGTCGATCATCTTCTCCTGTTTGGCTAGTGCCCAGAGTATTTCGTAGAATGTCTTTTTCATCTGTCTGTTTCGTTAAAGTAAAGTTTACGCCTGCAAATATTTCCTTTGAAATAATCTTAGGCGGGTCTACAAAGATAGTCGATTCTTCATCTTTTTCCAAGTCAATTTGGTCTTCTAACCACATTTTTTTCATAAAAAGAAAGCCTGGATGTGACTCCAGGCTATCTCCATAATGTTCTATTTCTATCATTTACATATCTACTATTTCTTGAAAATCAATCTTTCTTTCCACACACTCTTTAATCTTAGATTCTACGTAATCTTGGTCTTCTGCAACTACGTTAAAGACACTTTCACAAGCAGTACAACAAGTGTGTAGTAAAAGATCATTAGTGATTATTAAACCGTTTTCATTATAACAGTGAGGACAGATGTCATCCATGATCATTTCATCAAGTAGATCTTGACCCATTGCTTTAACTGTAGGAAAGAAAACAGAATAAGACTTAAGCTCTTCCCTAATTTTAGGATCTGTGTACTCAGGATAGCATTCCATAATCCACTCGTTATAGGCTTCGTATGCTCTTTCATCGTCTGATTCATCTATCATTTCAGAAGGCATTTCTCTGCTCCAATAAGTAGGTTCCTTAGTTTTTTTAGATTCTGTAGACGCTGAGGGTTCAAAGAAATCTATTTTATATCCTGTTAACTGAGCCTTTTGCTCTTTAGTAAGTTCCACCCAATCTCCAGCCACTGCATCATAGTACCAATCATCTTCTTCTGTGTCAAACATATGAATCTGACGACCACCATAACCAATGGGGGTAGAGGTAGATCTAACTTTAGATCCTCCATAAGGAAGTTCTGACCTAGAGTATGTAGGAAATGTAAGCGGAATGTTCCTTTCAGCAAGCATAGTAAGCATTTCATAAGCAAAACTAAAAGCATTAATTAGAAGTGCTACACTAGCTATTTCGGTATTAGAATGCTCGTTAAAATAACCACATGATAGATTGTGAGAAGATACTTTAAGACCTCTTTTACGTAAACCACCGACATCAGTTGCTGTACCTGAGTTAAGAGTATAACCATACTTCTCCATCAAAGGTTCAATCAAATCATAATGCTCAGGATTAAAAGTCTGAACTCCGTTAGTAAACTTAATAAAGTCATTGGTATAAGACCTACGATCCAGCTGAGTAACTACTAGTGAGTTGTCAAAGAAAGACATATCACAGCAATTAGTACCTACAATTCCTCGTTCCTCACCATAAGGCAAGAATACCTTACATACAGGCATCATCTTAAGCATCTGAATAGCAAAGCATACACCTACTGAATCATCAAGACCTAAGCCACATTGTTCACCTGTTGCATCATCAAAGCCAAAAATCCACTTATCCGTTTTAAAGATACGCATACCTACATGATACTCTTGAGCTGTGTCATAATGAGCTACTACTGTAGGATAGAATTCAGCTTCTCCCTTAGTGCAATAAATATTCCCTCCCTTTTCTACTACTGTTACACCTTCTATATTAGAAATTAATTCTACAAGCCAATCTTTCTTCAGTCTTTCCATTTCTGGCTGATAAGTAGGGCTTTGTTGATACATGATGTCAAACAGTAGATCAAAGTCTACAGGGAAATCTCCTTTAATAGTGTGGTCTATACTTTCTAGTCGGCTAGCGTAACTGCTAACATAAGATTTTGTCATTGTTTTTCTTTTAGTTTAGTTTAAATAAGGAACTCACGTTCGTTGTTTTCTTGAATTTGCTCTTGTATTACTTCTTCCTCCATTTCTAATTCTACTTCTTCTGTAACAGTATTAGGCTGTATCAAACTTAGTTCCTCTAAAGTTTCACGAACTTGTTCTATTGGTGGTACAATGAAGGTTGTGTACATGCTAGAAGTATTAGAACTAATAAATCCATTAGCAGAAGTATGTATGTAGGTAGAATTACCACTGCTAGTAACTAGTTGTTGTCTTGCAATTTCTAACTGGCTTCTAATTTGTTCTTGTGCTCTCCTGTAAGCTTCTTCAGAGTCGTAAGCATCTTCAGGAATGTTTGGATCATTCTTATGATAGAAGCTAAATCCGTTAGTAAAGTAGAAGTCTTCATCTAGAATAAAATAACCAAAACCATTCTCATATTCTCTGAGTTGTTCGTCATTTATATGAGCATACTCTCCATTATTCAACCTAAGAGATCTAACTGTAAGAACAGTTTCTCCGTCATAGGTTTCTACTGAATCATCTTCTATTGTAATATAAGAATCATCTACTTCACAATAAATGTAACAACTACTACAAGCATAATTATCTTCATGATCACCTGCAGTAATATAAGTTGAATTGTCTTCGTCTACATGATCCCCACAGATGCAACACTCTAGTCTTTCACTTGAGTTGTAACGAGTAAAGCAACCTCCAGTAGATCTGAACTGCCAATACTCATCGTGAAGATGTTGATTTGTTAGAATCATTCTATTAGGATCATAGTTACAGAGAGTATCTACATAAGGAAAATGTTGAATACCTGTTAAGTCAATGTTTAGAGAGAAGTTTCTATGAGCTTGATACAAAGTTTCATAACCAGCTCCCATTAGTGTGTTCTTAAGCAAGTTATGAGTCTCATCAGTTGTAAAATAGATACGGTCAAACATAAACTTACCTTCGATATTCCACATAATACAACGAGCAGCAATCTTACCTGATCTCTTAAGTACAGCCATCTTCACTTTCTCTGGGTACTTGGTATAGATTTCAAAATATCTTTGACAGTTGTAGTAACGCATACAAGAATTGCCTAAGGTACCTGAATGTTGATAGTAGTTATCTTCGTAGTAAGCATCTTTAATCGCTTCTCCTTCAATAATAGCGAAGTCATACAAAGGATTAGATACAGTAATCAAAGAGGCATATGCTTCTGCGAATGCAGTAACCTCTCTATCTGAATACTTGTCTCCAAACAACCTACGTACAATCTTACCAATAGAAGTATGATAACGCTTCTTAAAGTTCCATACTTCTTTGATAGTTACTGAAGTGTTCTCAAACTCTACAGCCAATACTCTCTCCCAGTTATTTGAATGAATATGAAGTCCGTGTCTACCTACTTCAAATCTACCTGTTCCTCGAGTTCTAGAGTTGCGAATACGAAGTATCTCCGAGTCTTCTGAAAGATAAGTATTTTTAAAGTCTAGAAAACATTGTTGAGCTGGTTCATTGTTCCAGAATTCTTGACTAAAATGTGCAATACTGTCTTCTACACGATCAATAGGATAAACTCTGTCACCTAGGTGTCTAGAAGTTAACTTTAGTTGATATGTATAGGTTAAGTCGTCTGTAGTAGGATTTTCTGGGACAGCAGACCTATCTCTACGTCTACCTTTTTGCATGTAAATCTTAACAATAGTTCCAGGATGAATCATCTCCATTGTGGTTTCTTGTCCTGCAAGTCTTTCTTCACGGTCCTTATCTAAATAAGAAATCTTAGTATAGTCCGCTTGAGATAGACCTAGATAGTTACAATACTTACCTTCTAAAGGAACATACTTAAGGTTTAGAATGTCTTCAGCTACTGCTTTTGCTTGTTCGCTACAGTTACTTGCTAGTAATTTGTTTAGACGAGCTTTTAGGTCTTTGTGTAATACGAATTTGTTTCTTGCTACTCTTACTCTTCGTTTGGGTAAGTTAGCAAGTGAGTCAGCAGATACTTGTAAGGTGTTTGCTGTTTCCATAAATTCCATTGAGAATGGATCATCAATGATTTGAGCTGCAATTAGCTCCTGTGGTTGTGAATTAGGCATATTATTTAGTTTAAATTGGTTTAAAACAAAAAAGCACCCCTAGAGGTGCTTTCATTAGATTTTTCTTTTTAATTTAAAGTTGTTCTGGTGTTTTCTCGCTATCTTTTTTGTAACGGTGAGCTAGCAGTAGATTTTTTTCTGTTAGGGCTTTTTTAAACTCTCGGTCTCTTTCATTCTCTGAATAAAACGTGTAGTCTTCGTTCTTCTTCATTGTCTTTACAATCAAGTGAAATTCTATGACTGTACCTTCTTCGCTTAACGTATACTCCATTATTCAAAGATAGCACAAAAATCTGCTACAACGCCTATAAACAAGGAGATTACGGAGACCAAGAGAAGAGAGAATGCAAAGAACTCGTTACTACTCATACAATTAGTATTCTTAAGTTTTCTTCCAATATTTCTACATGCTCCTCTCATTGATGTGTTGTTTTACCTCTTGCCAGAATAAAATTGCATTGTGCATAGACACATCTTCTGCTTTAACATAGTTATCCATATCTCTATACTCAGAGATAATCTTGTCGATAGTGTAGTTGGCAATCTGTTTAAATCTGTAGTAATCCATTTGAAAACCTAATGTCTTCATAATTTCTACCTCCATTGCAGCAGCTTGTGTTTTGGGACTCATGTTACAAATATACAGTCTTAAAGTTTTTCTGCCTTCTCTTCGAATCTATATTTTAACTCATCTTTAAAGATTTCTTTGTAGAAGTCTGAAAGTTGGTGTTGAGTTTTTAGTATAGCTTCTATGTGGTCGAAGTCTAAATTTTTAACGGGTTTGTAGGTTAAGGGTTGTTGTCCATCCTTACCTCTTGTACCCCAATGAACGGCTTCTCTCCTAGTTAAGTGTGAGCCATCGTCATAAACGCTTAGTTCTTCATAAGTTCCTACATGCCTTCTAAGATAATCTGTGCCTCCATCTACCATAAGAACTTCTTTAGTGATAGTATCCTTATAAGTTACATAATCATGTCGATTATATGAAGTAAGGATAGTACCATCTGGTGTTTTAATCCTGTTTAAAAGGATTTTCTTTTCCGTAGTCATAAGTTAGTATATAAGCTTGTTTAATTGTTGTTGTGATGCTTCCGTTGATATCAACTGTTTCACTTTTACACTCATAGGTTTTAAACTTGTAGCCTGCTTTAGTAAAGAAGTTAAGCGAAGTTAAGTTATTCGCTTTAACTCTTGTAATTACAGTTACAAATTCTTTTGTCTCTTCATAGATAGACTTGATAACATAGTCTATTAGAAAAGTTGCATAACCTTGTCTTTGATACTTTTCTGCTACATGAATAAAGTTAATACGATAGCATTCTTTTTTCTTTCTCATTAACATTACAGCTACTATATCCAATCCGTCTTGAATAGCATGTACTGTTAAGGTAGGGTCGTTAAACGACTTTTCCGTAAATTGTACTCCGAAATGATCTGTAATAAACTGAAAATATTTAAGATCTTTTCTGTTGTAATAAGAAATTTGAGTTAGCATAAATAGTTTTAGTTTCGTGTTTATAGATAGCTCTTTTATAAAGCTCTCTGAAAGCAAATCTATTAATACCTAAGTGTCTTCCTGCTCTTTCATAGCTGTATCCTAAATCATCTCTTAAGATAAGGGCAGCATATTGTCTAGGAGTAAAACCTTTTAGGTCTAGTTTGAGAGGGGTGCTTTGATCGTTGGATGACATACGTAGTTTTCTAAGATAATGTCGTTAACAGAACTGCAAAAGATTCCATCTCTAACCTGTACAGTAGGTAACGGATAAGGTGTTCTTGTAATCTGTTCTTGGGCTTGTTCAATATGATTGAGATAAAGATGAGTGTCGCCTAGGTTACCTATTAGTTGGTCAGGTATCATATTAACCTCATCAGCAATCATAGTTAATAATAAAGCATAAGAAGCGATATTAAAGGGAAGACCTAAGAATGCATCTACTGAACGCTGATTCCACATTAAAGAGATTGCTCTGGTCGGTATGTTAGCTTGAGTTAAAGCTGTATCAATAGTATTTTCTATAGCATCTCCTAAGTTTACTTTCATGAAGGGTACGTCTATTTTATTTTCAAACTTAGAGTTATAATTTTCTACTCTTTCTACTCTACTCAATTCTCTTGTATAAACTTGAAATCCATAATGACAAGGAGGAAGTACCATATCTTCAAGAGCATCTACATTCCAAGCACTAACCATCAGTCTTCTAGAGTCTGGATTGTGTTTAAGATTGTGGATTAGACTTTTAATCTGGTCAATTGAACCTCCTGCTAAGTCTGTTGAAGGCCATTTTCTCCACTGAGCACCATAAATAGGACCTAATTCACCGTATCTAGCAGCAAAGTTAGGGTTAGTCTTGATTTGTTCTGCAAACTCTTCTATAGTGTAAGCGTCTCTATCATTTGGTCTAGCTTCACGATAAGATTTATAAGCATCACCTGTCCAAATATTACATCCGTTATCTAAGAGATACTTAATGTTTGTGTCACCTTTTAAAAACCACAGTAACTCAGTTACTATTGTCTTCCAAGGCATCTTCTTAGTGGTTAAGAGAGGAAATCCCTCACTCATTCTGTGTCTGATAGTGTAGCCAAAGATTGACTTAGTACCTGTTCCTGTTCTATCTGACTTCTCTATTCCGTAATCTAAGATAGATTGAAGTAGGATCTGATATTGTGTATCTATACTGTTCATTTAAGTGAGTTTAGTTTTTCTTCTAAAAAATCATTTATCTTGTAAAGTAATGTAGTAATGCTTTCAACTATTGCTTCTAGTATAAGTATTACAACACCTCTTAATCCAAAGAAGAACATTAAAGACAAAAGAGTTATTCTAAATATAAATAGTTTCATATTATAACTTATTTAAA